ATTGCTGGTGCAGAAGAAGGTAGCTTCTTTAATACTGTAAGCAACGATGTTTTCGACGGTAACGAAGGCGTTAAAATTATTCCATGTGCGTATAAGAAAAAGTATATCGAATGGATTACGCGTGAAAACGGCGGCGGTTTTGTAGACGATACGCACCCTGCGAGTATTTTAAAAGAATGTACTAAAGATGATAAAGGTCGTTTTATTCTAAAGAACGGCAACCAAGTTGCTGAAACAGCAGAGTATTACTGCATTCTAGTAGAAAACGAAAACGCTCCTGAACAGGTATTGTTAAGTTTAACGAGTTCACAACTAGGGTTTTCTCGACGTTGGAATACGATGTTAAACAATGCTCGCGTACAAAATGCGAAAGGAGATTCAGTAGCCGCTCCGATGTTCTCGTTCATTTATAACTTAACTACGATAACTCAATCTAACGACCAGTATAGCTGGATGGGTTTATCAGTAGAAAAAGCTCGACCTACTCCGATGCCATTAGCTATGGCTGCACTTGAATTTATGAAAGCTGCCCGAGCAGGGACAGTAGAAGTAAAACAAGAGCAAGAGGGAGCCGAAGCTTCTAGCAAACCAATAGTAGAAGCAGCTGATGTTTTAGAAGGTGAAGAGATACCGTTTTAGTATATTAAGGGTGAGCAATGTCGTTAGAAGAGCAGTTTGCCACCCGTTTCGCGGGGTTAAGACATGGATACAGTGTCTTTACCCCGACGAAAGAAACGCGGGAAGATGGTAAAGCGAAAGGGAAATACATAACAATATCACAAACTCTAAACCAGAAAGAACTATACGGTATCTGGGCAGAGCATTTGAAAGGAGAAAGAAGTCTCGGTATCGTACCGATAGACGAGAACAATATGTGTGTTTGGGGGGCTATAGATATAGATGATTACCCCTTAGATTTAAAAGGTTTATCTAAAAAGATTAAAAAGTTCAAACTACCGTTGGTAGTTACCCGTTCTAAAAGCGGGGGTGCTCATATCTTCTTATTCGTTTTTGACCCTGTTGCGTGCTCTACGATGCAGAGAAAATTACGACAGATTTCTGCGGCTATTGGTTTCGGTCAATCTGAGATATTCCCAAAACAAACTAAGCTCTTATTAGAGCGCGGGGATAGAGGTAGTCCGTTACAGATGCCCTATTTCGGAGGAGAAGATTCTACTAGTTACGCTTTCGGAGCGTCAGGTAATGTCCTAACCCCAGAAGAGTTTTTAGAGTATTGCGATACGCTAGTTCTTACTGAGGAAGAATTAGATAAGTTAGAAGTAACTCCGATTATAGAAGATTCGGAATGGCTATCTCATTCGCCGCCTTGTTTAGAACACCTGATTGCTCAGGGGTTTCCGAAAGGTATGCGTAATTCAGGGTTATTTAACGTAGGTGTATTCTTACGCAAAAAGTTCCCTGACGATTGGGAGTCTAGGGTTGAGCAAATAAACCATAAACATTTCAATCCACCGTTAAGTGCGCAAGAAGTACTAACGGTTTCTAAACAGGTTCAGAAAAAGGATTATTTTTATAAATGTAACGATCAGCCGATAGCTGGGCATTGTAATAGCCCGTTATGTCGGACTAGAAAGTTCGGTATTGGAGCTTCTGGAGGTACACCGTTATTTAGTAACCTTACTAAACAGAACAGTGATCCCCCGATATGGTTCTTAGATGTCGAAGGCGGTAGGTTAGAACTAGAAACAGAAGAGTTGTTAAACCAAACACGGTTCCAGAAAAAGTGTATGGATAGTTTGAACCTTATCCCACCGAAAGTACGGGATAACGTATGGCGCACAATTATTCAGCAGTTACTCGATACACTGACTATTATTGAAGTACCTAAAGATGCTTCGACTGAAGGTCATTTTAACGAGTTACTTGAAACATTTTGTACTGAACGACCAGCTAGAGAGCGGGACGAGTTATTACTTGGGAAACCGTGGACAGATAAAGATAGGACATATTTCAGGTTAGCAGATCTTATGGATTTCTTACACCGTAAGAATTTTAGAGATTACCCTAGAAATAAATTAAGTGCGAAATTAAAGAATATGGGTGGGGAAGCGCATTTCTTTAATATTAAAGGTAAAGGCGCAAATGTCTGGCATATCCCAGAGTTCCAAGCGCAAAGCGAATCGCATACGCTGCCTGAATTTAACGACAGTCCGTTATGACATTAAAAGCAGGAGCACAGATAATCCTTGGGCCTCCAGGAACAGGTAAAACCAGTACGCTATTAGGTTTATTAGAAGAAGAATTAGATCGGGGGACTTGCCCAGAAGATATTGGGTTTTTTACTTTTACTAAACAAGCAGTACAAGAAGGCAAAAGCAGAGCGATGTCGAGGTTCTCGATAACTAAAACACAGTTACCGTATTTTAGAACATTACATTCACTTTGTTTTTTCCAATTAGGTCTATCGAAAGATAGTGTTATGGGTTCAAGAGATATTGGTGAGTTAAACCAAAAGTTGAACCTACGACTTACCGGATCTGTAAATTCAGAAGAAGGCCATATCTCTAGTATATCGAAAGACGACAAACTGTTGTTTATCGAAAACTTAGCTCGGATGAGACAGATAAGTTTAGAGTCTCAATGGCACGATGCCGACGATGCCGTTGGTTGGTTTGAATTAGAGAGATTTTCTAACGGATTAAAACTGTTTAAAAAAGATAGATTACTTATCGACTATACCGATATGTTGCAGTTGTTTTTAGATCGAGGCCGCGCACCTAAATTAGATGTTATGTTCGTTGACGAAGCACAAGATCTATCACCTTTGCAATGGGCGGTTGTTAGAAAGCTATGTGAATCAGCAGATAGGATTTATATCGCAGGTGACGATGACCAAGCTATTTATAGATGGGCTGGAGCAGACGTTGATTATTTGATTCGTAATTCTAAAGATGCGATGATATTAAAACAATCTTATAGAATCCCTTCTTCTGTACATACGATCGCGCAGCAGTGTATAGGACAAGTAGCTTCGAGAATCCATAAAGTTTGGGAACCTAGAAAAGAAGTAGGTCATGTTTCGTGGGAACCGTCTTACGAATCAATAGATATGGAACACGGACAGTGGTTAGTATTAGCTAGGACTAATTACTTACTAAACGGGATCGAAGAACACTGTAGATCTGAAGGTTGGTTTTATAAAAGTAAAAATAGAACCAGTGTTTCGGAGAAAAAAGTAAAAGCAGTTAAGGATTGGGAAACGCTGCGCAAGGGGGGCGTTATACCGATCATTGATCTTACCAAAGTCCTTCTTTATATGAAGATACCTGTACCTATCTCCCTAGAAAGAACCGACTTTGATAGTAATGTTTCTTTCGAACAAGCTCAGGGTTACGTCCCAAGTTTAAAGAAAGAATATTGGTACGATTTATTCGAAGGAATCCCAGTTTCTGAGCGAAGTTATATTAGAGCGATGCTTAGACGCGGAGAAAAAATTACAAAAGACCCTCGGATTAAACTTTCTACTATCCACGCTGCTAAAGGTGGTGAAGCAGATAACGTAATTTTATTAACAGATATATCTAACCGGATATATAAATCATATCAACAAAACCCTGATGATGAATCGCGGGTGTTTTATGTTGGGTTAACTAGAGCAAAGGAGAACTTGTTTTTAATTGAGCCGCAAACTCAAAAATATTTCCCACTTTAGTCCTTTACTTTGGTAAAGTAGTAAGGTAAAGTAGTAAAACCTAGAAAGGAGAAAATAATGAACATCTTTGTAACTGATCCGTGCCCTATACAAAGTGCACAAGAACAGTGCGATAAACACGTTGTTAAAATGATATTAGAGTCTGCTCAAATGTTATCTACCGCGTGGCGAGTATTTGATGATAAAGCTGCTGAAAATGCAGGAATGTATAAACAGGCTTATTTAAACCATCCGTGTACGGTATGGGCTAGAGAAGCTCAAGAAAACTATATCTGGCTATATAACCATTTCGATGCGCTATGTACCGAATATACAGAACGCTATAACAAAAACCACGCTTCCTCAAGATTACTAGCCGCATTGTTCTGGACTCCGTTTGCACCTGAAAAACAAATAGATTTTAAAAAACAACCAGAACGCTTTGCATTAGCAATGCCTGATGAATATAAAACAGAAAATGTTTACGATTCGTACCGTAACTATCTCATTAACGAGAAAAGTTACTTCGCTAAATGGGATAAAAATCCTTCAAGAAAACCAACATGGTGGAATAATTAATGGCCTCTATAAGAAAGAAGCTCGACGAAAATGTCAACGACAGTAAAAATACCCGTATGGATATTGCCAGCGGTAATATGCTAGGTAACTGGCGTCCTGACGAAATTACTCACATGACCCGCTACGATAAAATATCGTCGTTATGTATTGAACTAGCTAAACAGCTAGGCAGACCTATCGACGTACTCGAAGCAGGGTGCGGAGAAATCTGGGTTCTTAGGAATCTCTATAAAGCCTATACCGTTAAAAAGTCCGATGTTATTCGTTCGTATCGCGGCGTAGATATTGACCCTGCGTGTCTCAATGAAAAGTCAGGTTATAGCAGCCCTACTGGATTTGTACCAGATTCAACTTGGTTCGCTAATTTTAACGGTCAGATTGATATTCAAGATTTAACGACTAACCCTATCTTTGATATGCCCGATAACTCTGTAGACTTTTTCTGGACTACTGAAGTAATCGAACATATGGGCAGCGAGTTTATTTCAGCGTGGTTAGATGACGCGAATAGAGTTTTACGTCCAGGAGGCTTGATTTATGTTTCCACACCTAACCACGACGGTTCTAACGATAAGCTACCCGAAGACCACGTTTACGAATGGGGTTTCGATGAACTTAAAAAAGAACTTACTAAAGCAGAACGACAGTGGTATTTGCAATCGGTAGTAGGAACTTTTTGCCAGATGCCTAAACTCCGAGCAGCAATGCAAAAGGATAAAGATGCTGGTACAGAGCGTTGGACTTTCGATCAGTTCAATTTACTACAAGAACGCTACGGTAAACAGTTTTTGCGAGTAACAGCGGCAACCTTCTTCCCAGAAGTATCTAATAACTGCGCATGGGTATTGAGAAAGAAACCGTGAATCGTTTTATTCCCGAAGAACTAGATCGCTATACCTATTGGATAGAAGAGCGTGAGCGTATTCGGCATTTAAAGGAAGAGCTTAAACAAGACCCTCCTTGGACAGAAGACCCGATTCTTAAAGAGTTTAAGTTTTGTCAGGTTTTTCGAGAAGACGATAGAACAACTCGTTGGTTCCGCACTCATATGCGAGAACCATTGAGAAATAGTCCTGATGTTTTTATGGCGACGATAGCTTTCCGTTTCTTTAATCTTATTGAAACAGGTAGAACGCTGCTCGATAACAATTTACATATTCAATGGGATCGACCGAAAGCTATTGAAGAAATAAAGAAAAACCCTAAATGGATTACAGGGGCATATATTGTTAAAAGTCCTAACCGGATGGATAAGGTAACAGGCGTAACAGAATGTGTATCCCATCTCTGGGACGATAGGGAAAACATTATTAAACAACTTGAATCTTTTACAACGCTAGAAGAAGCATGGAAGTTTTTAATGCAGTACCCGTATATCGGGCCATTCGTTTCTTACGAAATGGTTACAGATCTCAGGCATACATACCTATTAGAAAATGCAACAGATATATGTAGTTGGGGTAATCCAGGACCAGGAGCGATGAGAGGGTTAAACAGGCTAACAGGTAGGCCGTTAGAATTTTGTAAACGATCTTGGGACTGGCATAGCGAAATGTTAGACCTATACGATTGGTGCTCGCAAAAACTAGACCTTAGCAAACTTAACTACCCGTTTGAAATGAGAGAAGTAGAAGGCGGTTTATGCGAGTTTGATAAATATTCTCGTATTTTAAAAGGTCAGGGTCGGACACGAAGTGTATATAACTATTCAGAAAGAAACCGTCCGTTAATCGAGGACATAAAGAATGGAGAAAGTAGATGGGAAAATTAAAAGAGTTGCTTGTAGATTTAGATGAAAACCATACTGACTTCGTAATGGAGCATTACGGAATATTTCTACAAAACTGTATAAAAAATAAAGAAATGCCGAATACATGGGAAGATGCAGTCAACGCGATTCATTGGGCAGCGTTGTTTAACGGCAATGAGTTAGGTCGATTACAAATTCAATACATCCTTACACAACAAACGGAGAGTCTTTATGAAAGTGATTAGTGCAGTTAACGTAAACGATGCGTTAGCTAAAGGCGTTGATTTATTCAATAGTCCAATTAATTACAGGACGCAGGAAAGTCGTAATGGAACGACGATGGAAGCATTGTCTCCTGTAACTACAGTGTATAAAAAACCTTGGCAACGAGTGTTGTTTAATCAAGCACGAGACGCTAACCCTTTCTTTCATTTATACGAATCAATATGGATGTTAGCGGGATCACAAGATTTAAAAAAGCTAACGCATTTCAACGCAGGAATGGCTAACTTTTCTGATGACGATAAAACATTAAACGGTTCTTACGGTTATCGTTGGAGACGACAGTTCGGTTACGACCAAATACCCCGTGTTGTAAATATGCTAAAAAACGACCCCGATTCTCGCAGGGTAGTTCTTCAAATGTGGGACGGGGTATTAGATTTAGACAGCTCTAGCAAAGATATTCCTTGTAACACTAATATCTATTTTAAAGTTCGAGATAACAAATTACAGATGACCGTTTGTAATCGATCGAACGATATGATCTGGGGGGCGTATGGAGCTAACGCAGTTCATATGTCAGTATTACAAGAGTATATAGCTGCTGAACTCGGAGTGTCGATTGGGCCATATTACCAAGTAAGCGATAGTTTCCATGTCTACCGGAATAAAGAATGGGATAAAGTTAAACACTTAACCAGCGACCCGTTCAATACGTTATATAACCAAGCGATCTACCCTGACGAACATTATCCGTTATGTAGCGACCCAGGAAACTTCATATCTGATTGCCAAAACTTTATAGAAGCAGCAGTTCCCCCTAGATATATGGCAGGTAATCCTGAATTAGTAGAAACATGGCCAGCGATATACGGGGGGTATAAAAACTATTTCTTCCCAGAAGTTTTAATACCAATGGTACAAGCCTATTTAGCACATAAGGATCGAAAGTATGAAAAGTGTTACGACTTTCTTGCACAAATTAAAGCTGAAGATTGGCAACAAGCCTGTGTCCAGTGGATTAAAAAACGAGAAGCTAATTGGAGAAAGAAAAATGCCTCTTGATATTAAGTGGACTGAGATGAAAAACATCGCTCAGGAAGATATTGTAAGCCTGATCGACTCAGAAAAATCTTACGGGGATTCTTGGAAACGTAGAGGCGGTACAGGGGCTTTTATGATGTTAGCTCGGAAGTTCGATAGGATCGAACAACAAGCAGAATCTTGTAACTTTGATATATTTAAAGCTGGAGAAAAATACGACGGAGAGGATGGTCTGCTCGACGATATTGGAGACCTTCGTAGATATTTATATTTAGTAGAGCACCATATTCGTTATGCAATAGGCGAAGAGTTATCTAGTTATTCGGAGGAAGAAAATAATGCAGATCCCTCTGATCCAACCTGAAAGCGATTGGATAGCTCCGCAGGTTTTACCTCGGTTCGATCCATATGAAACATTGGCGGTCGACTTAGAAACGTATGACCCTAATTTGATTAACCGTGGGCCAGGATGGGCTACAGGTGACGGTCACGTTGTTGGAATAGCTATTGCTTCTGATACATGGTCAGGGTATTTACCAATACGGCATGAGAACGGCGGCAATCTTGAAGAGGAGATTGTTTTACGTTGGTTAAAAAGAACCTTTGAAAACCATAAAGGTACAATGGTTTTCCATAATTCACTTTACGATGTTGGTTGGTTAAAACGTGAAGGTGTAAACCTTACTTGCCCCTTACGAGATACGATGTTTGCAGCCCCGTTACTAGATGAAAACAGACGATCATATTCGTTAAATAATTTAGGTAAAGATTTACTCGCTGAGGAAAAAGACGAAACACTGCTCGAGATGGCAGCTAAAACGTGGGGCGTTAACGCAAAGAGCGGGATGTACGCGCTCCCAGCTAAGTATGTAGGGCCGTATGCGGAACAGGACGCAGTTCTAACCTTAAAGCTCTGGAAGCTCCTCAGTAAGCGTATAGAAGCCGAAGGGCTACAGAAAATATTCGATTTAGAATGCGATCTTATACCGTTATTGATCGAGATGAGATGGCGGGGCGTTAGGATCGACACCAATCGAGCAGAGCAAGCCTCGGAACAATTATCTAAAAAAGAGCAGCAGCTATTAGTAGAAATTAAACGAAGGTTCGGGATTAGTGTAGATATCTGGGCAAGTGCTTCGATACAAAAAGCATTCGACGCTAACGATATTTGGTATCCACATACCGAAAAAGGATCTCCTAGTTTCCAAGGCCCGTGGCTAGAGTCTCACGAACACGATTTACCGAAAATGATTGTAGAAGCTCGGAGGATTAATAAAGCTCGGACTACATTTATCGAAGGAGCGATACTACAGTATTCCCATAACGGTCGGATCCACGCTGAAGCGCACCCACTTAAAAATGACGGCGGCGGGACAGTAACAGGAAGGTTTAGTTATTCAAACCCTAATTTACAACAGATCCCTGCTCGAGACCCTGAGATCGGAAAGATGATTCGATCATTATTTATACCGGAAGAAGGCGCGTCTTGGGGAGTATTCGATTACTCGCAACAAGAACCTAGAATTACAGTACATTATTCTGCGTTACTCGGATTACGAGGAGCAGCAGACGCTGTTAATGCTTATTCTAACGAAGGAGCAGATTTCCACCAGATCGTAGCAGATATGGCAGGGATACCTCGGAAACAAGCTAAAAACATAAACCTCGGATTAACCTACGGAATGGGACAGAAAAAACTAATTACTGAATTAGGACTCGATCCAGACGAAGCCTTAAAACTTCTAAATACATACCATGCAAGAGTACCTTTTATTAAAGGGATTCAAGATATGTGTTCTCGGATGGGAGAACAGCGAGGGTATATAACAACATTAGGCGGTCGGAAATGTCATTTCGATCTATGGGAACCAGTCGGATATTTACACGGCGAAAAACATACTCCTTTGCCAGAGCAGGAAGCGCGAGAAAAGTATGGCGATAATTTAAAACGATCGTTTACATACAAAGCTCTTAACAAACTAATCCAAGGCTCGGCAGCTGATATGACTAAACTCGCTATGAGAGATCTCTGGAAAGAAGGAATGGTTCCTCATATTGGTATCCACGATGAATTAGATTACTCGATCTTTAATAAAGAACAGTCGGATATGGTGATCGATCGAATGGTTAACTGCGTAGATTTAAAAGTGCCATTAGTTGTAGATTATGAAACAGGAATAAATTGGGGTGAAGCAAAGTAATGAAAATTAAAAGTCTTAGTAAACAAGAGATCGAGAGCTATGAAAAAATTTATAAAGAGATAGTTACATTGTATAGCTCAGGTACGATGACTATGAAAGAGATCGGAGAGCGGTTCGATATTACTAAACAAAGAGTTTGGCAAATTATTACTAAAATGAAAAAAGGGCAGGGAGACTATTATTATGAACACAGAAACAAATAACCCAGAACTCGAATGGCTTAAATTTGAAAGTGATGATGAAGAAACACAATTAGTATTCGGTACGATGCACGAATGGTTAGAAGAGCTTAGAGGAGAAGGCAAAGTCGATATGATGGATGCGTATAAAGCTATGATGTTCGTAGGATTAACGAACTTAGTTTATCTTCAGAATTATACAAAACCAGAGATCGACGAAGTAATGGAGATTCTTAAAAACAATACGTTTGAATTACTCGAAATGTTCGGCGATCGAGAAGGTATTTTCGATTTCCTTGCTAATAAAGACGAGCCTTTACAGCACTGAAATGCCAAAAGAAGCTGCTCTTTGGAGTTTAGTTAAACAGCACCTACCGAAAGATGCTCATTTCCAACGGATCGAGACTGGTGGGACGGGTCGGGGAGTCCCCGACGTAAACTATTGCCAGCAAGGGAAAGAAGTTTGGATCGAGTTAAAATCAGTTAGCGGATTAAAATCTGAAGTTAGCTCGTTCCAAATAGCATGGTTATATAACAGAGTTAAAAGCGGAGGGAATTGTTTCGTTTTAATTAGGAAAGTTAATAGCAAAGAAAAAGAGATAAAACTTTTTGATGTAAACGGAATGACGTTAAAAGAATTAGGAGAGTTTAATTGGAAAAGCGAATCTGCGTTTACTCTACGCCCTCCTTACGAATGGGACGCGCTCTTTAAATTCATTTTAAATTCTACGCTATAGTGCTTTACTATCGTTTTATCGGCGGTTAACCTATTAAAAGTAGCGCGGTGACAGCGTTACGACAAACTTAGAAAGTAGAAATAACTAAAGGAGACTACCCATGGTAGCAGCAGTAGAAAGTATGGCTTGGACAGGCCAAGTTCCGTGGCACGGCGAAGGTGTCGAAGTTAACGGAAACCTAACCCCGTATGAAATGATGGTAGCCGCTGGCCTTGATTGGTCAGTAAGTAAACGTCCAACGTGGACATCGTCGAAACCTATTGGCGACTACGAAAAAGACAAGCACGGTAATATCGAACTTGAACTTTTAGAAGACCCTAATCGTTTTACTATAGTACGCGATACCGACAACGCGATTCTTTCGTCATGTGGCGCAGGTTACAAACCTATCCAAAACGAACGTATATTCGATTTCTTTACGAAATTTGCTAAAGAAGCGAACGTGAGTATGGAGACGGCGGGTAGCTTACGCGGGGGTAAAGATGTGTGGGCGTTAGCGAAGTTAAACGAGTCGTTTGAACTTCCAGGAGGTGACGAAATTAACGGTTACTTCTTGTTTAGACAGCCTCACGAAGCTGGCCACGCTATGGTAATACGCGATACCGAAATACGAGTTGTATGTAATAACACATTACAGTTTGCATTAGGTAAAGCGTCTCGCGGTGAGTTCCGTATGACACATACTACAGAGTTTACCGACGATATCGCTAAAAAAGCAGCCGAAGCGTTAGGCTTAATTAAAGAGTCTAACTTTGAATTCCAACAAGCCGCACAGTTACTAGCTTCTAAGAAAGCTAAACACGGTAGCGTGTTAGAATTTATTACCCGCCTTAACCAACCAGACCTGTACGAAGAACAGCTTGAACATATCCGGTTGTTAGAAGAAGGTAAAAAGGTTGGCGATATGTTCCCGTTACGAGATCAGTTTACAAAGTATTCTGAGTTAACGCTACGCGCCTTAGAAGAGTCTCCAGGAGCGACCCTAAAGTCCTCTAAGGGAACGTGGTGGGGCGCACTTAACGCAGTTACGTTCGTAGAAGATCACCAGCGTACAGGCTCTAATAGAGCGTATAACGCGATGTTCGGAGAAAGCTCTAAGCGTAAAGCTAAAGCATTAAACCTAGCTATTGAATATGCAGAGGCCGCGTAATGGGAGTAGTTGTGAAGTTAGGAAATTCAGTAGTTGTTGATCAAGAATTTATTAGCGAAGTATGGTGTTTATTACACGAGCTTTCTGATAAATCGTTTTTAGATCGACCACTTACTGATTTCCAAGAGTCGCAAGAAAACGCGAGATTAATTTCTCGCCTTCTTGCAGCAAAGATGGCGCAGCAAAACTGCGCCTTATCTGAAAGTATCCAATCTTCAGGGTATTTACCTGAATTTATTACTGCAACACAAGGAGATAGTAATGTCGAATGATCCGTGGGCTGATTTTACGCCTGATACAGACGTACCCGTGCCTACTGATACTAGAAATAGTACCAGTTACCCGTGGCATAAGTTCGGAGTAAACAATTCGTTCTTTTTCGCACCAGATAAAGGTGATATAGAAGATACGTCGAAAAGGTTAAAGAATCGTCTTGACCAATCGACTCGGACGTTTGCTAAAAAACAAGATCCGGCTTGGAAATTTACTTGCCGTGTTAAATTAGAGAACGATATCAGCGGCGTGCGAGTCTGGAGAGTAGAGTGAAAGTAACTATCGAAGAAATTCTTGCATTAGAAGCAGAAATAGCGGTTATCTCGATGAATTTATCAAGATTAGCCGCTAAATCTGAATTTTTAAGCGAAAAACTTGTCAAACTGTTAGAAAATAACGGCGTAGACATTTTCGATACAGGTGAGCCGACTTCGGCTTATGTCAACCAAGACCGTTAAGTCTATATACTGCTTTACTTTCGCGTTAGTCTTTAGTAAAGTAGTATTTGTTGGTTATAACCAACTAGAAAGTAGAAAACCATAGAAAGGAGAACGAAATGGCAGCAGCCAAAAAGACAGCAGCGACAGCTGTTACGAAAACGACCGCCTCAGCAGTAAAAGTTAAGGCGTCTGTAGCAAAAATTACTGTAAAAGCACCACAACCAGCAGTTCGTGGCCGCATTGCACAGAAATTTATGTACACGGGTAAAGAATTGTCCGGTACTAAAATCAAAACACCACAGTTCGTGGCGTTAGTTATTTCGATACAAGATATCGAAGATAAATCATTTAACCGCGATAGTTTCGTTATGCAACAAGTTGTTGATCTAGGCGTTGAGGAAGGGCATATCAGTATGCCTAATACTAAAAACCCAGAAAAGCAAAAGAAGCGTATCGTAGCTTGCTATAAGAAAACCCTTGTAGATGAAGGGTTTATCGTTGAAGTTAAATAACTCAGCGGGGGCGCAAGCCCCCATAACTTTCAGGAGAAAGTAGAATGAAAAATAAAGAAATGGCCCCAATGCCTAGAAAATCGGCAACACGAGTGTATGTGTTTTGTAAAGCGTTAGATAATCTCGGAGGTAAAGCGAGTTGTTCAGCGTTACATAAAGAAACATTAAGAATCTGGAGTGACCATCTAACTGCAGCAAAACCCCACAAGAAAGCTGTTTTTAAGAAAATGATTCAAAGTTCTTGCACCTCTCCAGGATATTTTATGGCACATATTCCAGGAGCACCTGTAAAATCATATGCTTTCGCAACATACGAAGATTATGTAGCAAAAGCGAGTAAAGCAACAGTTGCAAGATCTATGTATAGTTTGCAACAAATAGAAGATGGAGAATTAAACGCATCTGAAAAAACTATAGCGAAACTCGAAAGGGTAATTGATGATCCTATGTCAGAATTACCTCCCCCCAGAGTTATTACATCTACTGCAGAGCGCACAGAGAAAGTAATCAAAAAAGCAGCAGCTACTATGGAACGGATAGAAAAACCTGATCCAGAAAAAGCAACTAATATGGAAGAGCTGCAAAGGAACTTAGAAAAGCTCCTAGAACGACAAGGCGCAACCACTCATAATCCTGTTACGAAACTAGAAATAGGTGTTTGGCCAGCGATTACCGGAGCAGTAATTATTACCGGATTATTAGTCGCAGCGATTACCGCTATGGCGTTTGGTGGGGCTTAGTGCTTTACTATCCTAAAAGTCGCGGGTACTATTTATAAATAGGCGCTACCCGCGCTTCCATAGAAAGGAGAAAGATATGATGACCTCAAACACATTAAACCATTTTCTTGAGGGGGCTTACGGTGCTTTGACGTATAGCAGATATACCGAAGACCCTAACGAAATCATAACCGCAGTTATCTACGAAGGCGTAGAAAAAGAGTATTCTAAAGACTTTCGTAGTAAGTTTGATACCGAACAAGATTTTTTAGAAGAAGTCTTTAAAGACTTTTATGACGAACAAACCGACCAGTTAGACGCGATACAAGAATCGCTTCCAGCTGAAATACAGCTTTGTTATAACGATGATTGTAGATCCTGGAAAGCTCAAGGAGAAATACAAGGTTACGCAACAATAGATTGTTTAAATTGTAACCAACACAAAATTCTTTATAAACAAATGCCAGAAATTACGACGAGTATGTGGACACGCTTACAAGAAGAAGCCTCGTCTGAATGAACAAAGGGGGACATAATACTCAGGCGACTGGTAGCGTCAGAGGGGTTTCCTGCCAACAGTGCAAAGTGTTAGAGCACTTGTATCCCACTGTTGGTCAACTAGAGAAAGAGGTTTGATGAAGTGCGCTCCCCCGATGTTTGGATACAAGCGCCAATTAAACCAACTACCAGACTTATTTTATTAGAAAGGAGAATGATATGACAGTAGATATTAGAGAGCAGTTACTTGAAAAAGTAGAAGAAGGCTTGATCGATAAAGACGGTTTGATTTTAAGAATGGTTGCATATATGTCTACAGACGACGTAAAAGATATGTTGCAATGGAACGAAATGCTCGACACTGTAATACCCCCAGAAATTTTACGGAAGTTTTATTTTGATTCCGGACACGGCTGGTTAGAAGTTACATATGAAGAACTAATTGACCTCGGCATTACAAAACGTATAACTAATTGGAGTTATCGAGACGGCGAAAAAGTTTATCTCGAAGAAGATATCGACGCAGGTACTTATCTCGACGCTGTAAAAGAACAACGAGGTTTAGTTGTTACAGTTAAAAACTTAAATGTTGCAGATAACCATCTTAGGAACCCCGAAGATAGGGTAGACCCACGAAAACTAGAGCGGTTCTATTTAGATTATGACGAAGTTATGCCACTCGGCGATGCCGAAAACTGGGTAGGTTGGGTAGATAAATATAAATCAGGAGAAAATAAATGAAAGCAGAAACTTGTGTATTGTGTGAAGGTGATATCGAAATACAAAAAACCCCCGAAGGTAAAGTATTTTGGACTAAAGGCCATAACCCTAGCCCCCTAGCAGAAAAAGGCGGGTGTTGTGCAACGTGTAACGCAGTTAAAGTTATCCCTGAACGATTAAAACAAGCTGGTTATCACCAGCTTTAGGAGGTTTAATGAATATTGATCGAGCAAGAGAACTCGACGATGCTAAACGTATCGAAGAACAAGAAAGCGGGGATTGTGCTTCGCTTTGCAATGAATGCGGATCAGAAATAAAACAAATAACCGATATCGACGAAGATACGAATCAACCGTATACGCTAGATCTCGATTGTAGACGATGTGACGCGATACAAAGCGTCGAGCATTTTTTACAACACTCACTTGGCCTTGACCACGAAATTATTATTAACGATAACGATGATAAATTCGTTGTCGAAATTTACGGGTTAAACCGATGAGTACGATAAGTCGGCAGAGTTTAGAAACTCTGCTGATACTAGCTAAAAATGCCGAAAGTACTACAGCATTTAATGAATTAAACGCCGTACTTGAAGAAATACGAGCAGACGAAGAACGCCAGAAATTAAGTAACACTAGATGGTTTCTCGGCTTACTCTTCGGTACTCGGGTTTAGTGCTTTACTATCGGCGTAATCCTTAGTAAAGTACTAATAACGCCGCGCTTACGGGCGCGGATTTTTAACTAGAAAGAGAGAATGATATGAATCATCAGTTTGATGCACACGATACAGAGTATCGAGTAATACGAGAGCAGTTCGAGCATATCGGCTTTAGTAGCCACCTAGCTCGTAGATTACACGACCTTATGAAAGATGCCCACGTAGAATTACTTACGATAGGCGGTTCAATACCTAACGAAGCTATTAACCAGTTCCCTGAGCTTGTTACCCTAGCGAAAACTTACGCAGCGTGGAATTTACGCGCCGACCCTATCCCTGACCGCGTAGCTTACCGTTCCGATGCAGCCGCTAACCACGCGCTGATCGACGACCAAATACATATCGAACGTACTACCGCGTTACGCGATCGGTTGATAGTAGAAAAGCACCAAGCACACGATTGGGATGTTAGAGAAAAGCATTTAGGTCACCATATCCACGAGCTTACTTACGATATGACAGTAATGTTAGATAGAGTAAAAGTAACCCCCGCTAGATTATCCGTCGACGATATCGACGATGACCGTTGCGAGTCTGATTACGCTGACGAGTACCATCGAGGTGCCTAAGCGTTATAAACCATTAGGTCGAGGTCGAGTTTATACTCGACCCTTCCGAGAGATATCGACTGTTCCTCGGATCGACGACCACAGAGAAAAGTACCCGTCTCGACCTGTAACGATGGATTGCACTAGTAAACGCGAGTCGCGTCCAGCGGTTAACGTAACGATCGCACCAGCGTATAACAAAGGCGCGTACCAAGTTATTCCCCATTCAGATATCAAACATATAGGAAGATAATATGACATACCGACAACTTAAATGGCGGCTGTCGACGCTGACTGAAGAGCAACTCGATACTGAAATAACTATTCGTCAAGATAACAACGAGCTAGTACCTGCACGATTTTGTAGTAACGCTTGGAGTGCACCGAGTATCGGTGATCGACTTGACGATGACCACCCTGTATTTTTAGTTAATTTGGAGGACTTATGAGAAACGAAACAGGTTGGACACCTATCGATGTAGCGCGTAGCAAAATCTTAACAGATTTGAATACCGATATATGGGTCGCGGCTAACGAATTTGAATTTAGTGACGCCTTTGAAAAACAAACACTTAAATGCCAAATAACAATTTATAAACAATTACGATCTCGCTGGAACCACGACGACTCAGGCACAGTAGACCGACTCGAAGAAGAACTATTCCCCGCTTAGTGTTTTACCCTCGCGTAATCGCGTTTTATAATAGCCTTTACCGCGCCGCCTACGGGCGCGGGATTTTTAACCATTAGAAAGAAGAAAGGTATGACACTATTAACGAAAGAGATTGTCGAGACCGATTGGGCAAATATGTACCAAATACTACACGAACATTTTTACCCGATACGACTAGATAAGTCGCAAACATTTCCACGGTGGGTAGATGAAAACGTAAAGATCGAATACTTTAGCCCAGCGATGTTAATTAGGACGAGTACTTGCGCATCAGAGCCACTGAAGGTGAAGTATTACGCCTTAATGAATGACGGTGATAATTGCGAGATTGACGAGCGCGATTATTTAAACCCCCACGGTCATTTGAACCGTGACGATTGGGAACGACGCGAAAAAGACTTAGACCACTTCTAATACCCTAGAAAGGAGAATTTATGACTAACGTATTAGCTATACGAACAGACGGCTACTCGAAAAACCTAGATAAAACTAGGATCGATAACGCCAAAATGATGTCGACTGGCCCGTGGAACGTAAACCCCAAACGACTGATCGACAACCAATGCTGGATTGTACTTTACCGAAACAACTACCCTGACGTGATTGCCACGATTAGAAAACCATGGTGGGTCGAGCCGATTAATAATAGATACCTGATACAGCTGCACTTTAATTACGCTACGACGGTACGCGACGATTTGCGATACGACTGTGAACCGTGGAACGGGAAACGCAATCCGATGTATTACACAACATTCGAAAAGATCTTCCCTAACGATATGCACGAAGATTATTTAGAAATGAATCCAGCACCAGAATGGTCTGATACCGAATTGTTCGGAGAAGTACGACCGACGACACCTGTATGGCACGCAGCTACACAAACATACCAAGTACATATTTAGAAAGGAGATCGTATGATCGATTACAACAATTTATTCCGCATTGCTCGAGAACAGTTTTGGCAATTTAGACCGTCAGAAGATACATTCGAACTCTGGGCGCAAAAACATACAGTGATCGACCATGTCGGACAAGCCTTATTAGTACGACTCGATATCGAAGATATCAACGAGATCTGGATTATAGATAATGGCGGCGATACGCTATTACTTAACGATAACAACGATGTTAGAGATTTTGAAGAATTATTAGAAATAGCCTTGAACGAAAGACAAGGGGGATACTAACGACTCTCGGCTTAGTGCTTTACCCTCGTTTACTCCCCTTTTATAATAAAGCCCTACGGCGCGGTTACGCGCCCGTAGGATTTTTATAACATTAATAAGGAAAAATTATGAGTATTAACGAAATTACCCTAACAGAAATAGCTACATGGGAATACAACGAGCCGAAATTGTATAGTGAAAAATTAATAGAAATACTTAGCAAAGCACCGCGTTCTGACGGTTCGTTAGAAATGAGTACAGAGTTGAATGAGTTAGACGACACTTACGTTGATCATTGGGGAGTGCGTAGCGAAAATATAAACGGCGTTTCGAAAGCACCGTTTAAATATACCATTGAAGTTACAGAACACGCTAAAAACGAAAACAGCGTAGGCGAACCATCTGAATGGTTATTAGTAAGCTGGAAAGATTACAATACGAAAAGTACGCGAATGACCGCGATTATATGGGACGCACATTGTCACGCATACATGGTACGAGTTATTTAAATTTACCCGCCCCTACGGGGGCATTTACCCTAGAAAGGAAATAGTATGGATATTAAAGAAGCAATGAAAATCGTAGCTTATAACGTGATTGTTAACGGCGACGAAAAAATCGAATTAGCCCTACAAACAGTAGAAAACCAGTTAGGGTTAGACCCAGTAATTAGCCACGGGAATGGCGAATCGTTCCATTACAATGAACAAGAAGTTACCCCATTAGATGCCGCAAACTATTGTACACCGGACGCTATGGCAGAATGTATGGACGGTGTTTCAGACGAACTTAACCAAGCTTTATGGAAAGTAGTTAGCGATTATGAAAAAGACTTTGGCGTTAAACAATACGAAGAACCAATCGATATGTATGAAGATTTATCGTTAGCAGCGATGTGGGGTAAGTTTACTAACGACCAACGTGCGCAAATCAACGATATTTTAACGAAAGACCAAAACGGTTAAACGGAGTAGATCATGTGAATCTAACGGAACGACATTGATAAATCAAAAAACTAAAAAAATAACCATTATTATGGTTATGTGGAGCGAAGCTGCTAGATTACCTCCTTGTGAACAATAACTAAGATTTCAGCTCCATAAGCAAACCAAGCCCACCTCGAGTGGGCTTTTTTATGCCTATTAAAAGATTAAAGATATTGCGTATATTGTCTATTTAGAAAAAAAACTTTTTTTTATTTTTTTAACTTAGAAGAGCAATAAAGTAATAGAAGTAATAGAGTGAGTGAAAAAAGCTCTATAGACCGAGAGTCGGGGGCCGTGTTGAGGGTTGAGAGGAAGTAATAGAAAACGTATTAGTTATTGAAACTGAAACAGTGAATAGAGTAGAGAGGCCGCGAGCGAAATCTTTTTATTCTTTATTATTTTATTTATTTTAGAATATAGTTCTCACTTCGAAACTGCTCGGATCCATTGAATGAAAGAACTACAGTACACTCCGCTAACCCCATCAGACGACGGTATGGGCTATATCGACTTGGATGGTAAGAGATGGCAACCGCTAAACCCAAAGCAAAAGAAGTTCGCCAGAGAGTATCTAAAAGGCCAAAACGCTACCGAAGCAGCCGTTAAAGCAGGGTATACGAAGAATCGAGCAGCAGCCAAACGACAAGGCAGTGTCTTACTGAACCACAACCCGTTACTCCGAAACTATCTGATCGACCAGGAAATCAAAGAGGCAGAGAGGGATAGAGTTTCTATGGAGGGACACCTATCCGCGCTTCATGACTTGAGGGAAGAGGCACGCGAGTCGGGACAGATTAACGCAGCCATTACAGCCGAGATCCATCGAGGCAAGGTCGGCGGGTTGTACATCGATCGACGCGAGGTTTTGACCGCTAAGATCGACGGACTATCCAAGGATCAGCTGATCGATCGACTCGGAGCTTTGATCACGAA